AAGATAAACCACTAATAACTACTTTACCTGTTCCATCAGGTGTAAATGTAATATTACCATTTGATGTTGAAACTAAAGAATTTCCATTAACATCTAAATCTCCACCAAGCTGTGGAGTTGTATCTCCCACAATATCAAATACAACTGTACTATCTAACCAATTAACTGTGTTAGCTGAATAGTCAAATTGTGCTAAAGATATGTCATCTGTTCCGTCAAAAAATTTTAGTGTTGGATTTGTTGCGTTGGTTACATCTAACCATACAGTACCAGCGACAGCAGAACTTGGTCTTGATGTACCTGAATTAGATGTATTAATAGCTTCTAAAACTGAATTTATATCACTCCTTACAGAAGGAAAGGTCGCATTTGCGATATTGAAATCATGTTGTGCCATATGGTTTATATACTCCTTTTAAAAGCCTTTTGCAATATAATCAAATGTTCTTGATACTATAGTATTTGATGAATTTTTAAAAGTAACATCAAAAGAATCAACAGCTTTATTTTCAACTATAAAATAATCTCCTGTAGCCATATCTTCTGCTGTAATTCCAACTGCATAATTAACAGTTTTAAATGGTAATGTAAATGTTACAGTTTTAGCTGACGTTCCTGATACTATGTCATTTCCACTAAATATTCTATCAGGCATATCAATCGTTACTGTTGCTTGATTTACTACAGGTGTTGTTACTCCATCTCTTGAAGTTAAAAATAATCTAAACTTAGCATAACGAAAAGTGTAATCCCCAATTACAAAGTTTTTAAAATCAGTATAAGTTACATTATCATCACTTATAGCTATTTCTAAATGAGCATTTGAGTTACTTGGAGAATCCCCATCAAAAGAACCTGATTTAGAATCAAACAATCCACTTTCAGAATCAAATAATTCACTTGGGTTTTCTGCAAATTGTGCAAGAGTTGCTGTAACCCTTGATGTATGAACTGCACCTATATCAATAACACTTGCAAAATCATAAATTCCATCAGAAGCTAAGTTAGTTAATCTGACAGCATTATCAGATAATGTTAAATTTGTTTTAGTTCCAGAAAATGTAGGGTGTTCTGATTGTGTGGTAATAGCATTAAAATTACCAATCGTTGCTACATTGGTTGCAATAATAGTTTCATTAAGTGAGAAGTTTCCTAACTTATCAACTGCTTTAATACAATAGCTACCGACCCTTGCTGGAACTACGATTGAAGTTGCTGGTCTTGATACTTTTTCAACCAAAGATACAGAGTTCTGCCAAGTTGCACCACTTGTTAATGTTGAATATCTAATTTGATAATAAGCTAAATCTAAATCAGGTATTTGTTCCCAAGATAAATGTGCTTCTCCATTAATAATATTACATGAAAAATCTTCAATATCAGAAGGAGGTGCAATAGCACCAATTATAGTTCTTTGTGCTGTTACATAAGTTGATGATGTACCTAAACTTGAAACTGCCTTAACTCTTACATCATAAACATTTTGGTCAATTACGTTTAAGACTCTGTGATTTAATCCTGAACCTTGTGCATAAATAATATAATCTGAATCTGTGCTTAATTTGTATTCTACTTGGTAGTAATCAACAAAGCTATCAGGACTTGCACCAATAGTTATATCTAAAGCTACAATAACTGTTCCATCATTGTATTCAATTAATTGGTCATCTAAAGTAACACTTGCTGGTGGTTGAACATTAAATGGATTAGGTAAATTAGTTGATGGTACTGTGGTTGCTTGTACTTTGGTAGCCCATGTATAATGACTAGCTTGGTATTCGACCAATGATAAACCTACAGTTAAATCTTGATTAAAAGTAATTCCAATAACTCTAAAAGGTTTAGCAGAAAATCCAATACTAGAATGTGTAATATTTACAATATCTCCAATAGCTAAATCATATCCATTAAAATCAACATTAATACCTAAAGATAATGCTTCTCTACTTCTTCTAAGTATAACCTCTGCCATTTCTTCTGCTTGGTATTGTGAAGTTATTGTTGTGAAATCAAATCTACCCTCTAACAAAAATCCACCATCAGCAGTTTTCATTGTTTCATGTTGATCTGCACTTGGTAATCCTGAATCATCTATTGGTGGAAATTGAACTTCATCTACTTGATAATTTCTATCAGGATTTACAAAGCCAACTATAACTCTATTATATCTGTCATTTTTTGTTGGAGTAGATAATGAATAACCACCTATAATATTATCTTCTGTTAATGTAATAGATGCTGTGCCTGTTGTTTCTATAATTAAATTATACTTACCAGCATTGTATGGTAAATAACCTCTGCAACCTTTTAAGAACTCTCTAACATTATCTAAAATACTTCTTGATGTATCTATTGCAGTATTAATATCAAATATGTTTATATCACTACCACCAGAATATGGTGTAACTTGTGTTTCACAAATTAAAGAAGCATCATAAAAAGATTGTAAATCTATTTCAGTTACTGCTAATCCTTTTCCATATCTTGCGTTTGTTAAGTAATCTAATAAACACCATGATGGATTGGTTTGATAACTTGCTGTCTGTTCAACTAGACTTGCATTATAAGTTTTAACTTTCTTACCTTGAATTTTAGCTTGTACTTTTGGTATTCCTGTAAATGAATCTTGATTCCATTTGAATCTAATTGCTAGATAACATAAACCAGATAATTTATGATTACTTCCCCAATTATCCAATGTTGATAATAAACTAGATGCTGATTGACCATCTGTTCCATAAAAAGGTTGTACTCTAATTAAACTTGTTGAGTCTTTATAAAAATTAGAATCTGAACTATTTACTTCTACTTCTGTTCCATCAGATAAGGCACTTGCCCAAGTAACTACTTTGTCATCTACTAATATTTCTTCTATATCGTTTATCTCTCCTTCTGCCATAACGATAGACATATATAAATAGGTATTATCTGTTCCTGATGTTTCCATGAATACTCTAGTTCCACCTGTTAATCTTTCTCCATAAATAACAGGAATATTAGAGTCATTAGATTGTTTATTAAGTAAGATACCTCTTTCAAAATCATCAAATTGATTAGTTCCAAAATCAGGAATGTCAGGAACTTTAGGTCTTAATGCCCATGATATAAATAAAGTTATACCTAAAGACACTAAAGGATTCATGTTTCCAAAGAATTTTGATGCTTTAGCGACAGTACCTACAACTTTTCCTACAAATCCACCCATTATAACCAAGCCTCTTTAGTTGTTCTTGTTACAATTCTAACAATTTTATTATCTTTAATTCTTATCCAATTAATCTCTTTGCCTATTCCAAATTGTTTAGTTAAAAATGACTTAGTCCACTTGATAATATTTTTAAGATTATATTTACATATTGTTTCTATATGCCAAAGATTATTTCCTGATTTCCAATCCTTACTATCTATAAGACCTGTTTGTTTAAATTGATTATGTGCTTCATCAGATAATAAACCCCAATTAGTAAATCCTATTAATTTATTATTATCATAGTGTTTCTTAAACTGATTTAAAGATATGCTTGGCATAAGATGGTTAATCAAATCATTATCTGAACAATCATTGTATCTGTTATAATTTCTATAAAGAGAGATAATGTCTTGCATTATGATCTACCCCATTTAATATCTTGTACTGTTTGAGAACTAAAATCCATTCCAACATCTGTACTAAAGAATCTTTGTTGTGAAGTGTTATTTGTTTTACGACCATTCTTTTTATTAAAGTCTGCCCAATGAGATACAATAGATAATGATAGTGTGCTTGATTTTGTTTGTTCTTGTATTTCAAAGTTTTCTATACTTCCTTTGTAAAGTAAAAAAGGGTCATTAAATATTGTATTATCATCATCTAATAAACCTCTAAAAATAGTTACAGTATTATTAATAACATTTTCATTTAATACTGTTGATATATAAGTTTGATCTGCACCAGATAAAGTTAAAGTAATACTAGATTTACTTACATCTGTTTGTTCGGAAAAGTCAGATATACCTAATAAATGATCTGAAGCATTATAAGTAACTGATGAACCTGATACTGATGAGGTTAATGGAAAAGAACAATCAGTAATGTTAATAGGAGTAGAGAACCCAATAGTGATAAGATGGATTGGTCTAATATCATTTGTTGCTAGTTCGTTCTTTATCGCTGTTGTTAGGCTTCTCGTCATATTCCTCAAATGTTCTTCTATTAATTTTTATTGCATCATTGACAGTATAAGTGGCATTTTTAGATGGTTCACTATACTTACCTTGATTCAAGGATTGAGCATTAAAATCATCAGCTTCTATTATTTCTTCTGCTAAAAAATCAACACTAATCCAATATTTTACTTTGTATTTCATCTATAAGGATTCTTCAACATCAAATTGATACTCATAATATAAATTACCATCTTTATCTGCACCAGATACACCAAATTCTTGAACATCATTTGTTAAGTGTACTGTGAATGGAACATTATCATATTGAATATCTGAAGAAGAAACTGCTGTTGTTAAAGGTGGCTCTATTGTTAAAGTTCCTGTTGAAATATCTGATTGATCTGCAACGACCATATAAACTTTAGAATGATTAGCAAATTTAATCATATCTCCAGCTTTTAATGTGCCTGTACCTGTACCACCTAATGTAATTGAAGTATCTCCAGCACTTGCTGTACCATGTGGAGTACCACTTGCTGTGCCTCTAGCATCTTCTACTTCTGGTGGGATAATTGTAAAGTTTTCTTTGCCTGATCTTTGTTTAATTATAAATGCCATTAACTCTCCATAAACATCTGATCTTTTAGCTGTAATAATTTGAACTGAAAATGCCCATCTTTGATTGTCTATTTGTCTTGCAAGTTTCTTACCTGAAACAGTTTTTGAGATAATAGTATTTTGAATTGACTTTATTCCTAAAGTTCCAAACTTAGCAGTTGATATAGGAAAAGCACCAGACATTAGATTAAGTTTTTACTCCCTCTTTCATTTACAGCACTATTAATTAATTGTGTAATAGTTCCTCTTGATCTAACTAATAAATCTTCAAAGCCTGAAGCATCTACTGTGTTGATATTAAAATTAACTGTTGTACTTCCACCACCTGAACCACCTCTAGCTGATTGTTGTATTTGTCCTGATTGGTTAGGTACAAATAATTCAGCACCTCTTTCTCCTACCATGTATGGTTGTCCTTTTTGAACTGAACCACCTGATGCTCTGAAGAAACTTCCTAGTGAACCTAAACCAGATAAATTAGAAGTAGCACTTAACATAGCTTGTTGTTGTTTATAAATTGTTTTAGCTTTTTCTATTGCAAGTAATACTGATTCTCTAGCAATAATTTCTACAACAGTTTGAAGAATACCAACTGCCATTGTTTGTGCTATTGATTTAAAAGTTACATCTAATTCTTTACCTAAAACTATTGATTCAGCAATACCTTTAGAGAAACCTTTAATACCTTGATTTAATACATTTGTTATTTGCTTAGATATATCTGTTAAATCTTTTAATGGTTTTTTAATATTTTCTGAAATTGTATTAGCAGTTTCATCAAATATAGTTTTTGTTTTTTGTGCTTCTGCGTTAGCTTTAGAAATTTCAGCTTTCATTTCTGCAATAGCTTGAGTATCTTTTATAATAGATGCTTCTATGTCATTTAAAAATTTTTCAGTAAAAGATAATTCTTTATTAAAATCTTCAACTTGATCTACTAAACCAAATTTTTTAGCTATTTCTTCTAAGTCAATTCCTAATTTTTTAATTATTCCACCAAGTATTAAAACAGCTAATTTTCCTTTTTTACCTAACATTAAGAAACCAAGTAATCCAAATTCTCTAACTCCCTCTGGTAACATTTTAATTAAATCTATTGTACCAGCAAAACCAGTACCGATAATTTTAAAGACTCCTTTAACTGTATTAAATACTTCTCCAAAACCAAGTATCATAGCTTTAATAATTGAAACTAATGATCTTCCTGTTTTATTAGCAAAATCTCTTATCATAGCTTCGTTTTCTTCAATCAATTTATTTATATTAGACAATCCAGCTTTTAAGAAATCAAAGAATCCAGCTTCATTAACACCTAATTTAAATTGAAATATTTTATCATTTATCATTGAAAGAGTACCTGTAAATGTAGTTGCTAGAACTTCTGTTGCTCTACCAAATCTTCCATTCTCTCCAAATACTTCTTCAAATCTTTTTATAGTTTCTTCTGTTGATATAGTAGCACCAGCTTGAAATCCTAGTAATGCTCTAACACCTCTTTCTCTAAAAATATCTGCTGCACTAATACCACCAGCAAATGATCTTTGTATTTGTTCTGCTGTTGTTCTAAAATCTAATCCTGTTACTGCTGCAACATTACCAACTATTTTTAAATTTTTACCTAATTCAGTTGCATCTTTAGAAACTACTGCAAGGTTTCCTGATGCTTGTGATATTTCTTCAAGAGAAAATGGAACTCTACCAGCAAATTTAACTAATGTATCAAATGCTTTAGCACCCTCTTTGGCACTACCAAATAAAAAATCAAATCTTAATCCTAGTTCTTCTACTGATCTACCAACATTGACAAATGATCTTACAACAAGACCACCACCAACACCAAGTAAAGCAGATTGAATAGAAAATACAGATGATCTTAAACGACTTAAACTTGCTTGAACACCAGATAAGGCTTGTTTTGTTTTATCTTTTGCGATTATATTAAGTAATAAATTTTGTGCCATTATCTATGCTTTTGTTTTATTAATTCTTGTTCTTTTTCTTCTTGTTCTAGTAAAAAATATCCTAGCCAATGATTATACTCCCAAACTTCCATTTTTAAAAGAGTAGATAAAGGTATTTTTAATCTAAATGAAACAACAAGTAAATTCTTTAATTA